AAATAATATTTTCATAGTAGTACCGCCTTTATAAATAAAAAGTATATCAGTTTGGTTTAAACCGTATTCATTAATATATTTTTTTATCATTACTTGAAATAATACATTTATAATAAATTGAAAAATTTCATTTATTCTTTCATTTCTAAAAAATAAATTAGTAAAAAATTCTGTTGACACATCATATAAAGTTTTTTTCTTACAATCAAATAATTTTATATTTTCTAATTTTAATTGAGCATCACCAATATCATCAACATATTTATCGCTATTTATTAATTTTGAAATATCATCTTCTCTTTTTAAATTAAATAATGTAGACTCTTCACCTCCGCTAAAATTTGCACCTATTTTTTTATAATTATCATATATAATATTTACATACGATTCAAATTCAGAATTTTTTAGAATATTATTTGTGGAGATTTCTTTTCTATCTAGAATTTTATTATCTGTTATAATAATTTTATTATTTTCAATATAAGCATAATAGTTCATTATAAATAGTTATAAAAAAATTTTGATATTATTTTTTATAAAATCCGCTATAATAATGGAAGAAAAAATTAATCTACTTTATAATTTTTTATACAATGAAAATTATAAAACATGTTTTGAAATAGATAAAATACAATTAGGAAAAATTAAAATAGAAGATATTAAAATTACCAATCAAGAAGAATCATTAACATTGTTAAAAGAAATAATTGGCAGTAAATTATCTTACAATTGTTATAATACTAATGAACAATTAATTTATCTCAAACGATTTTCAGATTCATTTCCAGTAACAATTAAAATTGGATTTTATACTGATGAATCTGATAATTTAAGTAATAAAGCAAATAATGATGCATTATTTTCATACTTGTTAAGTCAACTTGTAATTAATAAGAAAACTCAACATATTTTATTACCTATAGTTAATTTTGATATTTCTTTTGAGAAGATAGAACCTTTGCTAAAAAACTTGCCCATTTATAAAATGGTAAAAGAAAAGATAGATTATAATGAAATTAAAAATACTTTATCGGTAAGAGTTAGAGAACACTTTCTTCAATCAAAAATTCTCAAAGAGTATATGGAGAAAAATAGTTGTGATTATAAACCACTTATATTTCAAGTAATACATACATTAGCTGTTTTACAAAAGGAATTTCCCGGGTTTAGGCATAATAATTTAACAGCTGAGAACATCCTTGTTTATATTAATAAAAAACCAGAAGATATGTTATATGAATTTGGAAGCAAACGTTGGAAATTAGAAAACACTAACTTTTATATTAAAATAGGCAACTTTGAGAAATCAACCTTACCTAAATATTATGGAGTTAAAAATCAAAGAGATACTGATGTACCTTATATTACACAAATCAATGACTATTTTGATATACATACTTTTTTAAATGCCTTAATAAATAAAAATGATTTATTAAATTTATCTAACTGTGAATTAGAAACAAAGAACTTTATTGATAAAGTACTTCCAGTTAAATTAAGAGGTAAAAGCACTAATGAAACCTTATTTAAACCAAGTGATTTATTAAAAGATGTATACTTTAGTAAATTTAGTTACAAAGAGGCTAAAGAAGAACTAGATGAGTCTGTAAGGCAAAGCAGTAACAGTCCAGAATTAGACTCTTTTCAACAGAACCAAAGTTCTGATGATACCAAACAACAGAGCAGAGATACAGTAATAAATTCAGATGAGCAGAAAGAAGATACAGTATTAAACTCAGATGAACAGAAAGAAGATACAGTATTAAACTCAGATGAACAGAAAGAAGATACAGTGTTAGACTCGAATGAGTCTGTAAGTTATACCAATTTAAAACTTGGCAAAATGAAGATGCACAAAGATTACAAAAATATATTTGGTGCACAAGAAAAAATTCCACCTTGGGACCCTAAACATCCTAATTATAATCCAAATCACAAAAATGAAAGGAATAAACCTTGGGAACCTAAAGAATCCGAAAATACAACTACTGTTTCTTCTAGCAACGAAAGTTCTGATGAAACTATTCCGGTAAAACAAGAAGTTAAAGAAAAACTAAAACCATGGGACCCAAAACATCCTAATTATAATCCTGATTTAAATAAAAAAGTAGAACGAAAAGAGACAAAACCAGTACAAGAAACACAAGAAACTAAAAAGAAAGAACCATATTTTAAAGAAGTCAAACCTTGGGATAAAAAGGAGGATACTTTACCAGTCAGAGAACCATTTAAACCTAGAGAAGATTTAAATCCTGAAAGACCTTTACCAATAAGACCTAATGAAAATTTTCAAGAAAATAGAGTATTAGATACAATGGATTATCAAACACCTCCCACATTTATTCCTTTATACGATCCAACTAATAATGCAATTAGTAAGTTATTACCATATGTTCCAACGTATACTCCAAATGTTCCAGTGAATAAAATCTACAATATATCTTTGAGTAATCCTCAAGCAAATCATGGAACTTTAAGTATGATTTATGAAGATATCTTACCAGGTGAAAAAACAATTTATACTTTCTTAACATTAAAGGAAAGAACTGCAATTAAAAGTTCTTTAAGAACTAGTATTTTAAATAAATACGATGGTGAAGAATTAACAATTGCCAATGGTAAAAATTCTATTTTGTCTTGGATTAAAATTTATGATTTGAATCCTTATAATAATAATCCAAATCCTTATGTAAATATACCTTATGGATTTTCAATTTATAGAAGTGCATACCCAATTAAATATAGTAGAGAAGAAAATACATTAAAATCAACTCCTACTTCAGTTGCTGTGAACATTAGAATTTATCAATTAACATCTGGTGCTATATTAACTCAAGATTATCAAAATGGAAAATATAAATACTTATTTGATATATGGAGAGAATTAGATTATTATAAAAAAATAGATAGTATTATTAAAAATAAACAATCTCCTAATTTTTTAAATTTATTATTATATTTTTTTGATTCAACTACATCAATCGATTTCGATTCATTAATGGCAAAAAATAAAGATACAACGAATAAACAAAAAATGAATGATGACTTAATTAAGAAAGAGTTGACTATTTATAAAGAGGATGTACCAAGTGCAAAAGTTAGTGATTCAAGTACCATAGTTAATTATAAAATATCTTCCCGACCTATTCGTAGAAATGTAATTTTAACAGGAGGTGGTGATAGTTTAGGAGGTGCTGAAGCTGGTATACAAACTAATCCAGATGAATTAAAAGGTAATACCAAAGAAATTATAGATTTAACTAAAACAGATAATAAAAAGTTAGTAATATTAACAGAAGGTGCTAATGTAAATATTCTAAAATGGAAATCAAAAATATATGAACCAACTGGTTCTGTTCTTAAAAATATTTCAACCGGTTACCATACTACTGAAGTATGGAGTTCTATTTTATTTCAAATGGTGTATGCTTGTGCAGTTTTAGAAAAACATGAGATGTATTTTAATAATTTTAGTTTAAAAAATAACTTTTTTATAAAAGAAGTTCAAACAGAGAGTACATCACAATTATGTTGGCTTTATAAAGCAAATAACATCGAATATTATATTCCTAATTACGGATATGTATTAGCCATTGATTCAAATTATTCTGATATAACTGATTTAAAAGATACAATTCAATTCAAGATTAATGGGAAAGCTTATAATGATTATAATCCAACTTATATTAAAGAATCATTAAAAATATTTATGAATGCTGATAATTGGAATTTAGAAGAAAATAAAGTTTTAATTAATACTGAATTAAGTGATGATGTTAAAAATTTAATGAAGAAAATTTCAGAACAATTAGAAATAAATTCAATAATAGGAGTTTTACCCGAATGCTTCCCTCAATTTTTCAATAATAAATTTGGAAAATTAATAACTAGGGCAGAAAAAGAAAACTTTAGTATATTAAATAAACCAATATATAAATCAGGTTCATTAATGATTAGACAAAAACGTTATGATGAATATGATTGGGTAATTTATATGGGTGATAAAGATAATAAGAAAATAATTAAAACGATAGATGGAACTAAAGAAGTATTTGGCGCATCTTTGTTTTCTTATCCTGAAAATATTGTTCCTGATGATGTAACAATAATAGATACATTTATTTATTAAATAAAATTTTACATAAAATAAAATCTTATATAATATAATATGCCTATAAATATTTTAGAAGTTCAGAAAAATAAGAATCAAGTTAAATATGACGAAGGCAAAAGCCTTCCTAGATTTGATTTTGAACAATTCCCAGTTGGATATTTTGCAGATAATGCTCGCGCAAAAGCTTTAAGGTCACAATTAGTTAAAAATGTAATAGCTACTAATCAAAATGAATTAGGAAATTTAGAAAAGGCTTTCTTCTCTAAAGAAAATATTGATATTATTAATAAAAAATTAATATTAGCCGTTTATACTAAGAGTAATAAAGAATTCTTAATCTGTGCTCAAAAAGAAGAAAATTTAATTATAGTTATGAGATATGTATGGATTGAATATTCTAAAAACTTACCTTTTAATATTAAAGAACAAATTGAAGAATTAAATTGTCGAGTAGTAGGAGAAATTTTACCAACAGTAATTTCTAATGCTGATCAAAAAATTGGTTACTATAGAGATATTTCAACTCAACCAATTGGACCACCTTTACCAGTTAATACTAAAAATATTCAAAGAACTTTACCATCTATTAGTAATGTTCTTGATTTAACATATACTACTAAGGGTGGTAAATTAGATTATGAAAATCCTGAACCAGGTCCAAGTAATATCCAAGGATTTGCTGGATTAGATTCTACTTTTACTTATTAAATTATAATTATTTAATTATAATTTAAGAAAAACTTATATAATTTATAAACCGACTTCAACTTCATCATCTTTGTCAGATACAGATTTGTAGACAAAGATAGTACCTTTGTGAGCAACCAAATAGTTAAAGTTGCAGTTTTTGACATCATTGCTGGCTTCTTCTGCTACATCATTAGTAGTAAGACTGTGCATAGGGCCTCTGCCATTAGCAGCGTGCATATCTTGTAATACAGGGGAATAAGGATCATAAATGATAGCAGTGCGGTTTGCGAGTTCTCTATCAAATACAAGTAAATCTGCATCAGTTTTTATGTCTTTTGTTGCATATGCTTTTTCATCATTTGCATTCTCACTTCTGAGTACAATTGCAGAAGAACCAATTACTACATCAGTATCTTTAGAAACGAAGCCACCAGCAGGGTTAGGTTTTTCTTCCACATTTACTTCAGAGAATACTACTGATTTCAAAATGTATGTTTCTTCTCTGAGTTTAATAGCGTGTTGGAAAGTTACTTTAGAATTGTTTAATTTTTCAAATCCAGCAATAGGTGCAGGTAATTTAGATAAGTTAAATTGAGACATTTGGTCATTGATTTTAATGGAAGTAGCTCTTCTGTCTACATAGAACATCAATACTCCGCGAGACCAGATTAAATCAGTTTGTTTAGGAATGATTTGACCGTTTTCAATGAAAAATTGAACTTGGGTAGCTGCATTTTTCAAGTCAATGGTGCTACCGCTGGCTTTAGGAGGGATTCTCATGTTAATCATAGGTACGGCAGTTACTTGGGGTCTCATGTTCATGGCGTAAGGGTTAGTGGCAATGGGGTTTACCATGTAAGGGAGAGTAGAAACTACAGTAGGTCTGAAAGAGAAGGCAGAAACAAGTCTCTTGATTACTACACCATCGAATCTTCCGTATACAAAGTCAGGAGTATCTTGTTTATTCAATCTGCATAAGTCTACAGAGGCGATAAAGTCTTTGAAGGAAGGTTGGTAGTATTGTCCACTTCTTAAGTGTAAAACGCAGTTCCAGAGTTGGGCTTGGAGTTTGGATCTGTTCAACAAATCTAAGATAGTGGATTTGGAGTCGCATACTACGTCATTGGGGTCAGTAGTTAAGGCATAAAATAATTCGTAATCGGGGAGAGATACGATTTTTTCACCGTTAATTCTGGATTTAACGATAGAAGAAATGTTGGAGTATAAGAAGTGATTTTCCAAAATTCTGATTTTGGGTAAGAAGAGAGCAACTACTACAGGGTGTACGTGGTCGTTAATTCTCATGAGGTTTCTGTCGTATACACCAGTCAAAGCTTCCAAGTCGCAATCTTTGTATTTGAGGGCTTGTAATAATACTTGGGCGTGTAAAGATTTGGTTGCAGCATTGTAAGCAATTAATTCTTGGGCGTATTTAGCATCGTCTCCGCTCATTTTCATGGCGGAACCGTGGTAATCCAAACTTACACCACCCAATACTTTTTGGATGTTGGTGGCGGGTTGAACTACTTCTACGGATTTGATTCCAACTAATTCTTGTTCATAGATTCTTTGGAATTCAGCAAATTCGGCATCAGTGAGTCCGTATTTAACTTTGTATTTGTGGGCCTTTTCGAGTAAAACGTGGAAAGGAGTTTGAGATTGGGAATACTTTTCGCGAATCAAGTCGGCGAATTTCTTGGCTTTCTTTAAGAGGTTGCTTTGCTTTTCAATGTAAAGATCTTGGATTTTGTTAACTAATTGATCATCATTGTAAGAAGATCTTAATCTCATGAAATCTTCGTTAGTAATCTTGCCGTTTTTACGAAGGAGTGCTTGTACTTCTCCTTCTGCAGAGCCACCCTTTCTACCTGAGCTTCTAGATTGAAACATGTCCATATAGTATATATACTAATATAGAAATAATTTTTCAAGAAATTAAATATTTTTTTAAATTTTTAAAGATTTTAAAACTAAAATTTTTTATTTTAACCAAAATTAAAGTTATTTAGACAAAAAAATCTTAATTTATTAATGGATAGTTTATGGGTTAATAAATATCGTCCAACTAATCTATCACAGATAGTAGGCCATAAGTTACAAATTAAAAAAATAAAAGATTGGCTTACATCTTTGAAAGAAAAGCAAAAAAATAATGCTATAATTATTTCTGGTAGTCATGGAATTGGTAAAACCCTAACTGTCCGATTATTATTAGAAGAAGCCGGATATATTGTTAGAATTATTAATCCTAGTGAAATTAAAGACTTTCGTAACTTGGATGATTTTGATGAATATTATAATCAAGAAAACTCTATTATTTCTAAACTTAATTTTTATAAAGATAAAAACAATAAAATAGCTGTAATTTTTGATGAAACTGAGAATATTTCATTAACCTCTGAGAAAAAATATATTATGGATATTTACAAAGAAAACAATAAAACACATTCATTTCCTTTAATTTTCATCTCCAATAATCAACATTCAAAACTATTAAATGATTTAAAAAAATATTGTGAAGAAATTAAATTCACATCTCCTTCTAGTAAAGATATTACTGGTTTAATAAAACTAGTAGCAAGTCAAGAAAAGTTTTTAATTAAAGACATTGAAGAAATATATGAAAAAATAATTAACTTTTCACAATTTGACATTCGTCGACTTATCAATATTTTACAAGAATTATCTTTTCATTTTAAAGAGATTAATCTATTATCAGATTTAAATGAATTCTTTGAAAAATCTAGAGAAAAGAATATAGATGTTGGACTTTTTGAAGCAACTGAGAAAATAATGAATAAATATTTAGACCATGAAACTATATTTAAATTATACGAGGCAGAGAAAGTTTTACTTCCATTGATGATTCATGAACACTATATCAAGAAAATCTTACATAAATCAAAAAAATCCTGGAATAAGATAATTTATGCTCTAGTTAAAACATCTGATTCAATATCAAGAGGAGATAACATTGAAACCAGTATTTACACTGACCAGAACTGGTATTTACAAAACATTCACGGATTTTATACTTGTTTGAATACTTCTTTTTGGATTAATCGATATGAAACTGATTATTATTTATCACATGATAAAATGAAATTTAGTTCAGATTTGAACAAGACTTCTTTAAAAAATATTAATCGAAAGAATATAAACAACTTATTAAAGATTATTCCAAATAAATCAATTGATGATATTATATATATTAATCAATTAGCAAATCATTTTATTAAAAACAATATGGAAGATAAATTAATATCTATTTTACAAAGCTATAAAAAAGATATTACTGTAAAAGAGTTGGAACTCTTTCTGAAGATTGATAAAACTCAAGAATTTATTACGTTATCGGGGAAGGATAAGAAGAAGATGAGTAAGTTATATAATATAAATATGGATACCAAATAGCCTGTAAACAGGCTGTTTATAATAATTTAAAATAATCAATATAACTCATTTATCTTACACAATCCAATAATTTGTAAATTACCAATTGAATTAGATGGTTCAAATATATATAAATCATCAGTCAAATAAAGTAACAAGTCAATAATTAAAGCTAAATATTTCTCATCAGGAATTAGCATTGAATCATTATTTAATAATTGATAAAAAAATAATATGGATTGACTATTATTAATCATCTTTTCAAATACATAGGCTTTCAATCTTAACTTTTCAACATATTTAATACTTTCCATACTAGTGTTTGGAATAGCATTTGCCCATGTCCATAATTTATTTTCATTATTATATATACCATAAAAATGAAAGTCGCCAAGTAATTTCTTTGTTTTATTTTCTAAAAATAATATTTTTGGCTCCTTATTAATAAAAACAAAATCAAATGTATAATCTTTATTAATATCTATTTTTTTCTTAATTTCTTTGAACTTTTTCTTTGAGTTTTCTGTAATCTTTTTTAATAAATTCATTAATTTTAATTAGAAAAAAATATCTAATTTATATTATATGAATTTTACTAACGCAGATATTCAGATAATGATTTACGCTGTTATAATTGCGGTTATATTCTTTTTAGTAGTAATGCCTTTTATTGAATCTGCTTTCAATAAAGATAAACAGACATTACGTGAGAATTTAGAAAATATTTTAAATCAATCAATTCATCCAATTGATACAAATAAATGCTCTCGTTCTTGTTGTATAAATTCTGGATGGCCTTATCCTTCCGATGTATTAGATAAGGATATTGACCCTGCTGAATTAAAAAAATATGTACCTAATAATTTCAGTTGCACTGATGGTCCTAGTAATAAAAGTGGTTGCTTGTGTGTAACTCAAAAAGATTTAGATTACTTAACTAATAAAGCTGGTAATATAAGACAATAAAAATATTTAAGTTTAATCACATAAAAATATCTAACTTATTTTAATATGATTAATTTTTTTATAGAAACGAAATCTGAATATACTATTCAACTAGTTAATGTGCTGACTCCTTTGATTTACGAAGGCTTACAATCTATATACGCTGAAGCTCTAAAAACTAGTGATGATTCAAATAACGTATTAAAAGTTTTCCAAACATTTTTGAGACTAGTTCCAAAATGGAACCCTGAAACAATTAAACAAGAAGCAGATAGAATTATGAATAATTCAAAAAGTTACAGTTGGTTACCTGATTTAGTTAAAGCAACTATTAAAGCAAACATTATAGTATTAACTTATAATTCTACTAAAAACAAAGTAGATTCTAAATATTATAGAGATGTTAAAATAGAAGACTTTATTCACCGTGTTTATATTGAATGCACTAAAGAACTTTACAATAATCCTTTTTTAATGTATAATCAATACCCTTCTATTGAACTAAAAAGAAATCAAAGAGATACTCTTAATTTAGTAAAAGATGCAATTAGAGAAGCAGTTAGAAAGTCTTTACCTATTAAAGAAATTTTAGACGTATATTTAGAAGAACCTCTTCAAGCTAATGTTGAAGCCAATGATTATGAAAAATTATTAAGCGAAGGAGAGCAAAATAATATTAAAAAATTAATTCAAAAAGGATTAGCAGATGACCACAAACAATTAGATTCTAAAGAACCTGTAAAACAAAATGGAGGGAATCCAGAAAAGGATTTAAATTCTAAAATTTTAGATATTATTAATAAGAAAAGTACCGATAGTGACACTAGCCCCAACAATATCGATACTCCTATTACAAGAGCAACTAAACATTTAACAACTAGTGAAAGCGAAAAGAAAAATTATAATAGTATAGATGATAAAATTAAAAACATTTTAGAAAAGGATTTAGGTGATGCTGAAATAGATACATCATTATCTTATCATCCAGAAACAAACGAGCAAAATTATCAGGAAATATTTACTAATAATTTGGCAGGAAAAGGTCAAGCAGGTGGCGGAGACAGTGCTAAAAGTAAAGACTCTAGCAAAAGTAAAAGGAAATTTTTTAATAATTATTTAAATTTCTAGGTTTTCTTGTATCTTAGTGTTGGAGAAACCATATCAAGTATTGCAAATGCAATTGAAGTTGTTGCACCAATCATTATTAATTCTTTTGTTGGTAATTTAGTTTCTGGTATATATGAAAGTGCTAAAATAACGATTAAACCTAATAATACATATTTAATTAAACGTTCTACTCTGAGCATAGTAATTATTTCCATTATAATATATTAGATTATTTTCTTATATAAATTAATGTTAACTTTTGAAAATTTAAAAGAATTTTTTATTTTATTTTTTACATTTGGAATAATCTATTTATTTCAATATGTTGATGATAAAAAAAGATGTAAAAAAAGAGATGGAATTTACGATAATGTTAAATTACCTTTATTAGCCTCTGCTATTGTTGGTTTAGTATTATTTTGGAATAGTGATAGTGGAGTAGCTTTTATGAATTATGCTCCTGCTCCCGCGCCTGCTTCTAATATTAGATTATCTGTACCTGCTTCTGTTCCTCGTCCACCTGCTACTTCTGGTTTACCTGCTCCTGTAGTAGGCACAACTAGAACAAATCCTGATTTTTTAGTATCTAATCAACAAGGTGGTAATATTCCTACATATAACATAGATTATGTTGCAAATAATTTAGAAGTATATACTGATCTTCTTGACTTTTAACTTGACTCAGATAATTCTAATGCATCAATTTCATCTAATTTTTCTTTCAACTCTTTCATATAATTTTTACAGTTATAAATTATATAAATTATTTCTTCCTTATGTTTCTTATACATTTCATTTTCTTTAATAGATTCTATTTTATCTAAATACTCTTCTAAGATTTGTTTATGATTAGGTTTTATTTTTTTATTCATATCTTCATACATTTTTATAATATCGTCCTTTCTGCATTTAATTAAGTTGTCAATATGACTCATTTTATTAACTGCATCAAATTGATTAGTATCTTTATTATAAGTTAAACAACTTGTATTTTGTAAATTAGTAATCATAGTATTTCTGTTATCCTTTAACTTATCGTCCATATATGTTTTTCTTACTAATTCAATAATTGGAAATTCATCAAAAATACCACTGGTTAATATATTCAGTTTTTCATTATCTGTTAATTTATTTTTAATATCTTCAAACCCCAATGCATTTATTTGAATATGGTTATAAGTATTATTATTTATATTACCATTCATAATTTGATTCGCATTCTGTTTTATGTTATGACTACCTGATTTTTTAATTAACTTTTCTAGTTTTTTCATTTTATTTTTTAGCTCGATAAACTCATCCTCTTTCTCTTTTTCCTTTTCCACTTTTTTACACTTTTGTTCATGTTTCCACCTTCCTTGAACATAAATGTACTCCTTATTACAAATTCTACAAGGGTAAGTTATTTCAATCTCTTTTTTTAAAGTGAGTGATTTTTGGATGATTTTTGGATGATCATCATCCTGTTTTGGGATTATGTTTGGTTGATGATATTTTTTATTGTGATTCCATAAAGATTTTTTACTCTTATATTCCTTATTACATAGAACACATTTAAGCTCTGTCCACTTTTCCATTGTATATTATAAGGTATATTTTATATTCTTAAATGATTTTTTATAGTATCCACTAAGTGGATCCACTTTTTAGCGGAGAGAGAGAGAGAGAATTCTTAAAAACTTTTTCTAAAATGACTTTTTAAATTATAGAAAGTTTATATTTAACAAAGCTAAAATAAAAATTGACAATTATATACTTTTAATAAATACTAAAGAGTTATGTTAGTAAATGTAATAGAAATCTTATTGTCATCTGACTTTTACAGAGACATTATTCCAATATTGTTTATAAATCAGGAATTTTATAATAATCCCTACTTGTGGAATAAAATAGTCAATAGAACTTATTATAAAAGTAAAACATTATTGATGATGTATTCTATTAATAATAATTTACCCAGGTCTAGATTTTTAATAGAAGCAGGGACTAATTTAGACCTAGTTGATTCAGAAAATAGGTCTGCTATGATTTATGCTTTAGCTGGTAATACAGAGGATGCACCTCATCAATGCAAACAATGTAATTTAGCAATTATAGAAGAAATGTGTAAAAAAAAAATTAATTTGGATTTTATTGATAATGATAAGGAAACTGCTATTTTTTATGCATTAAGAATGAAACATCTTGATGCATTAGACATTTTATGTAAATATGATTTTAATGTTAATTATAAAAATAAAGATGGTATCACTGCATTGAATTTAGCAATTAAATTAAACCTTTTTAAACCAGCTTATGATTTATATAAAAAAGGTGCTAATATTAATACTCTCGATGATCAGAAGCATAATTTATTAATGGGAGCCATTAGTGCAGGTAATCATTCTTATGAGATTATTGAAGAATTATTAAAAAATAATATAAATGTAAATCAACAAGACCATTATGATTGTACTCCATTGATGTATGCAATTACATTAAAACCTATAGAAATTGTAGAATTATTATTATCTCATGGTGCAGATGTTAATATGGTAAATACTCGAGGTCAATCTCCGTTAATGTATGCCGTTGTTAAAAATAGTATAGAAATTATCGACTTGTTATCTAAATATAACATTACTAGTGAGAATTATCTTAATTCAATAAAGTGTGCTAATCATTTAAAAAATTACGAGCTAGAGAGTTATTTGAAGAAGAAATTAAAAAATAAAAAAAGAAAATAAATTTTTTTTATATCCTATATTAATGAGTGGCAATACAAAAAATATTACTTTTGGAGCATCTAGATTACAATTAAAAAAATTCCCTATTCACAAAATGGCAGAGCATTGCACGATTGCTATGATTGCTAAAAGAGCCTCAGGTAAATCCTATTTAACTCGCGAAATTCTTTATCATAAAAGAAATATTCCAGCGGTTACTGTAATTTCTAAAACAGAGAAACTAAACAGATTTTATGGTGAGTTCTGTCCAGATAGTTATATTTTTGATAATTTTGATACGGAGATTTTATCTAAAATTTATCAAAGACAAGCTAAATTAAATGAAGATAATTCTAAAAGAAAGAAGGAAGGAAAAAAACAAAAGGATGATAGTTTAATGTTAATCATGGATGATTGTATGTCTAGTAAAGGAGAATGGTTAAAAGACCCTCAAGTATTAGAATTATTTTTTAATGGAAGACACCATCATATATCATTTATTTTAACTATGCAATTCTCTTTGGGAATTCCACCTGAATTAAGAAGTAACTTTGATTATATTTTTTTATTGGCAGAAGATTTTACTAACAATAGAAAAAGATTGTATGAACACTACGCTGGAATGTTTCCAACTTTAGCTGTTTTTGAACAAGTTTTTGGTGAAATCACCGAAAATTATGGAGTTATGGTTATTGATAACCGTGTACATTCTAAAAATATAGCTGATAAAGTCTATTGGTATAAAGCAAAAGATGTACCTGATTTTACAGTTGGTTCTCCTAAATATAAAAGATACCATAAAGAACACTTTGATAGGGAATGGAATAAAAGATTGCCTATTTTTGACCCAGGCTTAGCATTGGCCAAAAAGAGGAATAATATTAAATTAGTTGTTGAAAAAATTAGAGCCTAAATACTAGTACTTGCACCAGCACCATATTGTTCCTTCATCTTATCAATTCCAATTTTATCAGAAAGTTCTTTTTCTTTCTCTGTTACTTCAGCTTTCTTTGCTGTTAACTTTTCAATTTGTTTCTCTAGTTCTAATAATTTCTCTTCATAAGATAATTTATTTTCTGCACTTTCCATATTCTTCTTTAGTTCTTCCTTTTCAGTTGTTTTATTAATCAAACTCTCTTGTAGATTTTTATTAATTAATTCATATTTTCTATATTCATGAAACATTTGAGCCTTCTTCTCATTCTCTTTCTTAGCTTTCATAGTTTCATTTAATTTATCGTTAGAATATTCAGATTCACCAGCTTCTTGAGAATCTGCGTCAGGATTAAAAGGACACCATTTATATAATTCTCCCACTAACAAACTAAATTTATCGTTAATATCTCTTAATGCTTTAGAATGATCATTTGCATCAGATTCTTTTTCAAAACATCCACTAATTTTAATACCTACTAATGTTTTGTTTTCTTCTGTCAAAAATGAAATACAATACCAGTTTTGTCCATCTACCTTTTCAGTGGTTCTTTTAACTGTACCTTCAAAAATAAAGGGAGTGTTTTGATTTTCAACAGTATTGTCTTCAGGAATTACCTGAAGATCTGGTACAATATTTTGTAGTTTCTCATCATATTCTTTTTCTTTGTCTTCATTTTCTTTAATTTTATCATTATAAGATTTAATTGATTCTTCAAATGTTTTTATTTGTTCTTTTTTCTTTTCAATTTCTTTTTCATTAGTAAGTTCTCTTAATTCTTCATTTAATCTATTTAATTGTTCTTCTTTAAGTAAACAGTTTTCTCTAACATTTTTAGCTACCAAACTATATTTTCTCTTTTCAAATTCAAGATTTTTTCTTTGAAAATTAATTAAATAATTTTTCATCATTAAATTCAATTGGTCGTTCAAATTACCTCGGTTAGGAGTAGGGTCAAAAGCAACCCAAGCTCCTACTTCAGTACAAAAATTAAAATGACCTCTGTTATCTCCCAGTAATGCAACTTGTTCTTGTGCTTCTTCAAGAGTTTTAAAAGAAGCGCTTACGCGAATATATTTAACAGTTTTCTTATCATCACTTAACCATAGAGACATACAGCAAAACTTTTGGTTATCTGGTACAATTGGGTCTTTTAGTAAATAATCAACTTCAGGCATTAAACATTAATAAATATTAATCTTTAAATTAAATTTGTGTTTATTTTATTTCTTGCATTAAAATCAGCATAACCCATCCATACACCATTATCTCTAAACATAGTTTGATAAATTTGAGAAGGTCTATCTTGATCCAATAATTGTTTCCCATCAGTCATCTCATTTTGTTTTACAATAGTACATTTATTATAACTTTTTGTTAAATTATAAGTTAATAAAATTGCACCAAAAAAGATAAGAATTACAGAGATATTATGTATAATTTGATTCATTATACATAATTAGATTTTTTTATTTGAAAGATGAAATAAAATCCCAATTTAAATCATTACAAATTTTCTTCCAAATAACGTCGTTTTCCATCAAGATGTCTAGTTGTTTATGCAATGGGAAACAATCTAACAAATGATCTAGTTCTAACAATTCACAAAACTTGTGTAAAACGAAAGAATATGATAAGAAATTTTTTCTATCATTTGGTTTATGTTTCATCCAAGGGTCTTGAATGAGTAAGAACATTTTAACGAACATTTTTTCCATATCTCTAGTTATTTTAGGTGGAGGTAATCCAGATAATTTATTGATAATATAATGAATATGTTCATATAGGTTATTATATTTAAGCTTTTTAAGAATTTCTCTCATCTTGGAGCGATTTAATGTAGATAAATCATTAATTCTCTTTCTATTTAATTCTTCAATAATATCTCTATAAATTTGGTCATCAATTTCGGGAGATTGTTTAGCTTGAAATGCATTTAGCCATTCTCTGAATCTATTTAATCTTTTATAAGGAGAATAATCTTTAATTTTAACATCTTCGTCTAATATAATTACTTCCATATCACCACATTCTTGACAGATGTAAGAAGATTCTGCGACATTTAAAATCTTTTCAATATTGCATTCCAAACATATTTTAATTCTTTTAGACCCGTCGTCTAAATTTACCCTAATCCCTTCTGTAATTTGACAATATTTTTCAAATAATTCTGATTTGTTTTTTCCTGTTTTAGGAGTTTCTACATTTACATTTTTTTTAGATAGAAAACTTAATATATTTTTTGATTCTTTCTTTTCATGATCATTATCTCTAATATTATAATAGGAATATAGTAAATCACCAGTAGTATCATAATAGTCCATTTCTTTGAAATTATTTTTTAAGGAAAATATTTTTTTTTCAGTAATTTCTTTATCATCTAATAATTCAGCTCGTCTACCTTGTTCTACATTAGTAAATTTATCTCTTATTTTATCTAATTCATTAATTTCATTATTGATATTATTCAATGAGTCTTCTAAAAAGTTTATATTGTCTTTTTCACTTTCAAATTCTTTTATCTTGATTCTATGTTTATTTTCAAGAGTGGATATTTTTTTAATGTCTGTTGCTTTAGACATATATCAATACTTATGAAAAATACTTTATATATTTTTACTATAAAAATATATAATTTATTAAAAAAACTCTAAAAATATTTTAAATTTTTGAATTTTAGTATAGATTTTTACTAAACTCAGTAAAAAAAATATTAAAATAAATTTGTAAATTTTTTTCTGATATAAAGTATATAATCTATGGGTGGAGGTTTAATGCAACTCGTCGCTTACGGCGCACAAGACGTTTATTTAACAGGTAATCCTCAAATTACTTTCTTCAAAGTTGTCTATCGTAGACACACTAACTTCGCTGTTGCACCTATTCAACAAGTATGGAATGGCAGTGCTGAATTCGGCCGCACTGTAACTGCTACCTTGAACAGAAACGGTGACTTAATCACCAACATGTACTCTGTAGTAGAACTCTCCGGTGGCAGTGGTGCCGAATGGGGTCTTGGTACTCCTGCCGGTGAATTTTCTGATTTATCCTGGTCTTATGTTAAACGCTTAGGTTATGCCATGATTGCAGAAACCAAAGTAGAAATCGGTGGTTCTAAAATCGATGAACAATACGGTGACTGGTTAAACATCTGGTACGAATTAAGTCACAAGACTGGCCAAGAAAGAGGCCATGCCGCAATGATTGGTGACTCACCTGCTTTCACTGGTTTCTCCGTAACCAAAGAAGGTGCTCACTTATACATTCCTTTGATTTACTGGTTCAACAGATTCAATGGATTAGCATTGCCTTTAATTGCTCTCCAATACCACGATGTACGTGTAACCATTCAATATGCTCCCCTTGCTAACTGTGTAAACTTTAACTGTATCAGTTCAAACGCCCCTTCTGTTTCTGATCTCCAAATTAGCATGGTAGACAACTATTTATTAATTGACTATGTATACCTCGATTCCGAAGAAAGAAAGAGATTTGCCCAAGCCAGTCACGAATATTTGATTGAACAATTACAATTCACTGGCTCTGAAACTTTAGCCAGCAACAACAAATACAGACTCAACTTTAACCACCCCAGCAAATATTTAATCTGGGTAGCTCACTTGGACCCCTATGCAAATGCCAATGACTGGTTAGCATACTCCCCTACCAATGACTGGAGTGCTGCTTTGGAAACCGCTGCTAAATTAGTCTATCTTGCAACCAGAGATGGAATGACTGAATTTACTAACACCAACGAATTTAGTTATTTTGCAGTAACTGATGTATCTGGTGGTGGTGCTGCTATAGCTGCCGATTGTTCCAACACTGATTATTGGGGAACTTTAGTTACTAAAGTAGATGGTCAATTAATCTTTAACGGTGAAGAATACGGAAAAGATTTCGAAGCAACATCTGATGTATACCCTGCAACTCTCGACAATGTACTCATCACCAGAAACGAATTGACTATCGTTGATATTTCTATTCCTTTAACTTATTTAATTGATGATGCTGCATATATTTTATTCAACGGTGTTGAAGCCGCAGATGCATCATTCTTTTTATCTAACGGTTATGCTGATAACTTCACTGCAAATGTACAAAATGCATTTAACTATGGTCTCTGGTTAGATGGCAGTGTCAACCCTGTAGGAAACGCCAAACTCCAATTAAACGGACACGACAGATTCCAAGAAAGAGATGGTAACTACTTTAACTACGTCCAACCTTACCAACACTTCTCCAACACCCCTGCTGATGGTATTAACGTATACAGCTTTGCACTCAAACCCGAAGACCACCAACCTTCCGGCACTTGCAACTTTTCTCGTATCGATAACGCCACCCTCAATGTAAGCCTTGTAGGTAACAACAGTGTACCTTCCTACGGAAACATCTACGGTGATGGTAACTTCTCTCCTCTCTCTGATATTTTAGTATCTGGAGGAAACAATACCATGAACATTTATACTGTCAACTACAATGTCCTCCGTGTGATGAGTGGAATGGCAGGAACTGCCTACTCAAATTAAGGTGTTTAATTATTTACCTATTTTTTCAATGGTTATACATCTAAATAATTATGTAAAATATTACTTAATTATTTATATTTCAATGTAAAAAAAGAGTATTTCTAACAATTTTTAAAAAAAAGTTGCTAGAAATAATTTAAAGAAATGGTATAATTATATGTTAATGCTAACTACTCAAACTATAAATAAAATTCAAATAACTTTTTTAAATAATATAATAAAACTAGACCCTTCTCACGTTCCTATTATTAGTAGATTAAAAAATAATAAACCAGAAAATTATATATTTAATGATGAAGAAAAACTTTGGTATTTTCAAAATTATAAAAAGAAAAATAAATTGATTGATATTTTATACCCAGATGAAAAAATAATAAAAGTAGAATTTAAAAATAATGATTATAATGATTATATAGAATCAAATTTAATTTTAAATAAAGACTCAAGATTTAAAGATGAATTTAATAAGCCGGATAATGTTGAAATAATTAACAATGGCAAAAGTATTAAAATTATTGAAGGAAAATATTCAGGTCAATATAGAAATATGTGGTGGACAATTAAATCCGAAAAAAATTATATTCAAATACATATTAAAAATAATATTTATACAAAAATTTCATTAGAAGACATTAATAAAGTGTTAAATATATCTAATATAAGACCTGTATGGTATCTTATGGAAAATGGTTATGTAGCTACAACATTAAGAACTGGTTTGGACCAAAAGATTTATTATCTTCATCAATTTATCTTAGACCAACATACTAAAGATAATACTGATTTTAAAGAAACAGTAGATCATATTAATCAAGATAAACTTGATAATCGAAGAGAAAATCTACGTATAGTAAATATGTCTGAACAAAATAAAAATAAAGATAAACAAGCTCGTCGTAAAGATTGTAAAGTTAATCTTCCTGAAGGCATTAAGGTTTTACCTAAGTTTGTTGAATACAGAAAAGACGTATATGATAAAGAAAATAATAAACAAAGAGAATTTTTTATAGTAAATCATCCTAAACTAGAAAAAATTTGGGAAACTACTAAATCAAATAAAGTAACAATTCTTGATAAATTACGTTACGCAAAAGCAAAAATAGAATTAATTGAAAATAAATTAACTGAATCTCAATTTAAAGAAATTATTGGTTTGGAAGAAAAAATGGATTTACCTTTTGGTATTAGATTGGACATTTTTAGAGAAAAATATCATTATATTCTTGATATTAAAAATAATGACCAAAGATACAATGCAAAAATGATTTTACATTCTTTGGATGTTCAAGAAGAACTTAATAAATTTATTGATACTGTTGTAAATGTTAAATATCCAAATTTAATAAAAAAATACGAAATATTAAATCCAATAGAAATTGATGAGAACAAAATATCAACTGTAGAAAAGAAAATAGTTACAGAAGAACAACCAATATATCCCCAATATATTTCAGTTTATGAAGAAAAGGGTAGTAAATACATTCAGTATAATAAACAATCAAAAGCAGGAAGATTTAGTAAAAAAATAAAAATCTTAACGAATGATATTCAAAAAGAATTAGATTCGCTAGTATTACAAGTTAATGAAAAATATCCTGGATATAATTTAGACAAACAAAAAATCATTAAACCAGAATTATTCAAGTTAAAATCCCTCATCGTCTAACCACCAAATAAATCACCCCTATCACCAACACCATGATTACGAAATACCCCGTCCAATCCAGCTCTCTCAGATCAGTGAAAGCCTCTCTACTAAATTGAATATCTGAAGTAAATTTGGATTGGTCTTCAGAAACAGGAGATAAAATTAATCTATCATCTTCTTTTAATGCTAAAACCTTTAGATGTTTGAAAGCCTTTGGGATTTCTGTATCAATTTGTTGAGTTAAAGGAAATAATTCAATTAAATGCTTTGCTGCTTTTTTGTTGATTATATATCCAAATAATCCCCAAATTTTTTTTGGATAATCATAATGTTCATCGGTCTGAGTATTAACTTTAATATGATAACCCAAATATAAAATATCAAACTCTTTTATATTTTTCAATTTATTTTCTAATTTTTCCATAAAGTTATCAGGAATAGTAATATCATCTTCCAAAATCAAAACATAATCATGTTCTCCACATAATACTTTCTCATAAATCCATCTTTGAGATAAAGAAACACCCATACCTCCTTTAGTCATTTTACTAGTGTTATTAAGTAAATCTTTATTTGTAGTATCTGCAATAGCATCTTTAGTAAATAAATTGCTTGGAATTAAATCTAAATCCAAGTTTTTTCCGTACGCAGCATTAATTCTTTCAACTGGACCTGAAAAGTTAATTTTTGCTAGTTGTTTATCAACATTTTCTTTTCTATCTTTTCTATGGTCAAGGTTAATGTAATAAATTTTTTTAAACATTTTTATTAATATAAAGTACATAAAAAAATAAAAACTAGTTATAAATAATGTTTAAAAAAGTTATTTTATTATCTCTTTTACAATTTGTTTATTCTACAGTAACAAAATTTGTTGTTTCTTCTTGTGGGGATAGTACTGATTTAATGCAAAATATTGTTTTATCAGTAGAACCAAAATTACCTCAAACTGATTATACTTTATATCTCAATGGTGATTTAAGTCAAACTATTACTAAGGGAACTTCTAAATATGATATAACTTATAATTTTATTCCGATTAGCCCTACAACTGAAGATTTATGCACTGAAATTGATTCAAGTAATATAAGTTGTCCTTTATTAAATGGATTCATATCTTCTGAGAGTAAAGGCACAATTCCAATTGATTTAAGAGGTAGTTTAATTATTAAGAATCAATGGTTTAATAATGATCAGACTAAGATTTTATGTATGAAATTTGACATTAAATTATAACTAATCTAAAAGCCTATACACTAAATTAGTGTAAAAAATTGAATAAAACTATGATTCTAATAATATCTAATTAATTATGTTTCATTACGGTAAAAAATCAATTAATAATATCTACGAAGATATTACTAATATAGGATTACTTCAAAATCAAATAAAAAACTATCCGGAACCTGTAACAAATTTGAATGTTAGTATCAATGATATTGAATATTCGGACGATTTTGAAGTATCAATTCTTAGATTACTTCATATCATATTTGGTAAGCTCAATACTATTGATACGTCAATGTTAAAAGATAGAAATGAAGTATCTTCTTTTTTGACTAAAAATAATAAAATTAGAAACTACATTTCTGTTCGACAAAGAATAGAATGGTGTAATTTACTAAACAACCTGCCTTTTTTTCAATACAAGTATCAAAATAAATATAAACTACAACCAACTCTCAAAAATCTATATAAATTTTTTAAGGTATTTTTTCCTTCAGTAAAACTGAAGGAGTTAATTAATTTTGAAAGTTATAACAGTGGTTATTATACTTCTGATAAAATATATGAAGAGACAATTATTAAATTATACCTTGACGGGAATAATTTATATGATTGGAAAATATATCAATATTACGAGAATCTAAATAATTGTAAAGGAAAATTAATTACTGGATATTCTGAATTGAAATATTCAATTTATTTAGATAAATTTTATCGTTAATTTTTTTATTGCCTTCTGCAAGTATAACTATGACTTCCTCCTTCAGGATATAAACATTCACCATAACCAGGTGTATGATCAGTAGGATAATAATTACCACCAACTACATTTTCACAATCAGATTGAGTATATAATTTCATACCAGCTGATTCATATTGACCATTTACGAAACAAGAAGGATCACCGCCTGCTACAGGGGGCCAATTAGATGTTCTAGCAGCAAAAGCTTGACTTTGATCAGTACCATTATTCAAATCAACACATCTATCTTTACCACTTCTTCTATTTGTGGGGTAACCTCCAAAGTTAGGACCATAGTTAAATCTATTAGAACCTCCACTAGTGCTTTCACAAGGAGCTAAACAACTTCCATTTTGTAAATCAGTAGGGGTTTGTTTCATGTCATCAGGACAAGTGTAACCTGTAGCAAAACCAGGTAAATTCCATTTAGACAAAAGATAGGTTTGAATTTGTTGAGTTTGTTCTGTAGAAAGAGGAGAATTGAAAATAAGAAGTTCATAAATTACTCCTTTGAAGAAACGATCACCACCAAATGTTTTATTAGTAGAAAGTGTTAATTGTCCGGTTCCACCGTTCGCGACAACAAAATTTACTAATGCTATTTTAGTAAAATCATATTTAACACGACTAGGTTGACCATTTACAATATAACCAGTATCAGGAGCGAAATCATTACTATTATTATCTCCAAAATTATTTCTAGGATTCCAACGGAAAGCATGATCTTTTTCAGCAAAAGCTAAAATATATTCAAAATCAGTGTTTCTACTAGCTACATTTCCAACAAAGAATACAGTTGTATTATTATTAGTAGTTACAGGTGCAGATGAAATCATCACTTGTTTAGAAGTAAAACTAACTCCAGAGTTAATATTTTTATAGGAAGGAGGAATGAAAGTTGGTGCAACACTAAAATTATTAGAGTTACCGGATTTATCCATCCAAGAAGATATGTTTCCACTGGATAAAGTTATAGTTGATTCATCTGCAGAATCTAACCAAATTTGAAGTCCTCCAATGGTAGAAGGATTAAATGGATTAGTTGGTACTCTAACTCTTGCAGGTGGGGGTGGAGGTGCAGATAATCTATAAGCTAAGAAAGGACCTAATGTTTCATTAACACCAGCCAAAGGTTGACTGAGGGTAACTGTGTATCCGGGTACATATGGATTACCAGGCATTGTGGCTGTTTTTTCTACATTAGCAACTCTTGTACCAGGTTGAACAAATGGACCTTCAACTATTGAACCAATAGTTGGTAAAGGAGAAGTAACTTGACCTTGTTGTATTGAACGCTCAGGACCATCTACAGGAGTACGACTATCGAAAAAGATTTGAGTAAAATCAGGACTATAACGACTTAAAAATTGTCCAGTTGCATTGTAACCATTATTAGTAATAAGAGTTATACTATCAGTTATAGTGGCTACACCATCTTTTATTGGAACATCTTGAAATCTTTCCATACTTCTTTGTTGAGGATTACATAAGTAACCATATATTTCATTAGGGTTTTGTGAGTTATACATTGGTGCACAGCTTACATTCGTATTTTTTAGTCTAAAGTTGAATGACATATATAAATATAAGTATAAAAAAATTTTTATATTTTTTTATTTATATTCTAATAAATTTACTTTATCTTTTGAAACAAAACAGTTTGAATACGAAATAACAACGCTTTTTTCTAAATAAAACAAAATTACATAACCAAAGCAACCCCATAATAATGATTGAAATATTCTATCAAAATCATTCATATAATAATTCAAATAAAAAAAATAATTAGCAAAAAACAAAACACCTAGTTTAATTAGAGGTTTATTTAATTCAGGTATTAAATTAGTCATAATTATTATTGATATATTTGTTCCCATTGTAATTGTAAAATTGCGATTCATTATATTAATATATTTTTTAATTTATAGTTAACAACACTGCGTAAAAAAAATGAATAAAGATTTATTTATTAATAATAGTAATATACCATATGAAAAGAAGTATTAATATCGGAAAAATGATTGTATTTCCTTATGAATCATATTCAAATTATATAAATCTACCTGCTAGATGTCTTGAAAGATTATCTAATTTGCATATGAGTGATACTTATTTTTTTGAACTAAAATCAGAATCAAAAGAACTAGTTTATGTAGGTGTAAAAGAATTCATTAGTACGGATGATTGTGTTGAAGTACCTTGTTGGTTATCTGAACACTTACAAACTGATTATGCAAACATAACATTGATAAAAAATATTCCAAAAGGAGAATATATTAAAATTGAACCACAAGAAGAAGAGTTTTTCTCATTACCTGACAATGATAAATTAGTAGAATATGAATTATCTAAATATTGTTTACTTCAATTAAATCAAATAATTCCTTTGCAAATTTTTGATAAAGTTTATAATTTTAAGATTATAGAAATTAAAGATCATGACATTGTTGATATTTTAAATATTGATTTGAATGTTGATTTTAATAATAAATTTTATGAAAAACCAGATGTAGTTCAAGAACCAGATGTAGTTCAAGAACCAGATGTATTTCAAGAACCAGATGTAGTTCAAGAACCAGATGTAATTAAAGAAAATGAACAAATGTTAAATACTCAATCAAAAAATATTTCAGTAGAACCTATAATTTTTCCTGACCGCGAAAAGCTAAGAGAAGCTAGGTTAAAGTTTTATGCAGATAAGAAAATATATATAGCCCCGATTATCGAACAAAACATAGTCCCTACAATTCAAGAAAAACAAGTCCCAGAACTAAAACAAACTCCAGACATAGCCCCGATAATTCAAGAAAAGCCGGTTGCTATTAAAATTAAACGGAAATACACTAAAAAGAAAAAAATTTGATTTAAATATTCATTAATAAGCATATTGTATATATTTAATGGATAATACCGAAAATAATGATAATATTCCTTTAGAAGATAATAATGAAGAACTAACATTTGATGAAATGTATCCAGACGAAGAACTGGATGAAGAAACTTTAAATCTTATTTATAATACCAATGTAGTTGAAATTGATTTTACTAAAGATAATAAAAAGCTAGACATAAAGGTCTGTAAAAAAAAAGAAAAACCAATTCAAATTTCTCTAGATGAATTAGTAGAGAAAAATAAAACGAGTGCTTGGATTAGTGTAAGAACCAAAGATAAGAAAACTGATAAAACAATATTAGCTAAAGCGAAAGAACCAAGATTTAAATTTAATCCTCGTTTACCACCTTATAATATGATTCAAAAAAATTATAATGAGGAAATTACAAATATAAAAGCTACGGATGAAATACTTTTTCCTAAATTGTTATAATTTGTGATATTTGCATGCACTTCTTCCACAAATTTGCCCTTTCTTTGGGCCAGTTTTTATAATTGCTTGACAATTAGCATTTATAATTATATTATTATTTTTTACTTTAACACCACAATAAAAACATTTATTATTTTTACTTATATTAAAACATTTAAAATGATATTGATGTGTGCAACTTAATTCTATTTCTTTATTCTCCAATGGTGAATGACAAATTAGACATTTTTCTTTATCTGTTTTATATGTAGCAGCTATCATTTTATACATTTTATCAAAATCAAAGTCTTCCATTATTATAATATAAAAATTGATATTTAAATAACTTCATGATTATAATTCTAATTAATGTCTGAAGATAAGAAAATGTTAGAAGCCTTTATTGTTCATCTTAATAAAATTTTAGAGGCTGTTAATGAAGATAATATTAATGCTGATACGCTTAGTAAAGTGATTAGCACTATTAAAGAATATTATAAAAAATTTAATAAGAAGGAAGAAAGTTCAGATGAAGAATCAACTTCTGAAGAAGAAGATTCTGAAAAAAAAGATAAATTATTTGAAAAATTTACCAAGAAAGCTGAACTTAACATTGAACTAAAAAAATTTATTTCAAATGCCCATTTATTCTAAATTAATTTCTTTAGGTTCTTCAAATCCATTAAATCTACCATAACACGCTGCTAAAGTATAAGCGCCCATATTTTGAAATTTAAATACGTGATTTACTTTAGGTAAAGGTAATTTTATTTTAGGACAAATTACATCCAATGAATCACAAGACTGTCCAAATATAACACAATCAACCCATTCAGATTCATTAGATTCCCATAAAGGAATAGGCATAAATTGTTGTCCATCAAATAATTTTCCATTGAATGTTGAATAAACTGAATCATTAATTGTAATATGATAACAATTTTCTTTTCTTTTAACTGCAATTACTTTACAATATAAATCAATTGAATTAGCTGAAAAATATCTACCAGGTTCAGAAATTAATTTTATTTTATTTTGATCAAAGGTATCATAAAATGGTTCTAAAGCAGTGTTTAAAGTTTTCAAATTACTATCATAAGAAAAGCCACCACCAATATCAATTAATTTAATAGGCATTTGGTGTTTTATACAATAATTAAAATAATTATCCATAATATTCTTAATTGTTAAATAATAAGATTCCATATTTTTACATTTGGAGCCTACATGAAAGGAAAAGCCTTCAAAAGTATCATTTGATATTAAATCTAACATTTTATATACTTCTGCATCAGATGCACCAAATTTAGAATTGAATTTGATATCAGAATCATTCTCAACCGCTTTAACTCTAATAATTTTCTTTAAATTTGGATTAATAAAATTCATTTTTTGAATTTCCTCTACTGAATCTACAACTAACCAATTAACATTCTTATCGTTAGCGTACATAATATCGATATCTGATTTGGATGGATTAGCATAAATAATATTTTGAGGATTAGTGTATTTTAATACACTTTCAATTTCACCACGACTAGCACAATCAAAATTTACATTTGATAATGCTAAATTTTTTAAAATATTATCTAAGGGTAATGATTTAACAGCGTAATAAGGTTTTATGTTGGGTAATTCATTATGCCAAGTAGTAATTTGATTTTTTAAGTTAGAAAGGTTTACGTGGTAAACCGAAGAGTATGATTTTTGTGTAGCCTCAATTAATTTTTTCAGCGTTTATAATAAAGTAATTATAAAATAATATTTTTAAATGTTTTTATTGAGTCTAGAAAAATTGCAAAACCCATTTATAGATTATCTTCCTTAAATATTAATAAATGAGCACCGAAACTAACTATATGACTGAAGGAATTAAAGTTATTAATTCAGATGGTTTAGAAGAAATAATCCAAATCCCATACAATTTAAATAATGTCATCGTGAAAGAAGAGGATATTATTAAAATTTTAAATAATTATAGTGTTAAAGTTGAGAAAGTTAATCATATTAATTTTTTTGAAGAAGCTTTCACTCACAAATCTTATTGTAAGAAGGATATTTTTCCAGATGATATTCTAACAGCATCAAAGAAAGAATTAGGTAATCCTCCAGAATTATTAGAATTGAGACCAAGAAGTTATGAGAGATTAGAATATTTTGGAGACAGAGTTATTAAGTTAACTGTTTCAATGTATCTATTTTATAGGTATCCAGACCAAGACGAGGGATTTATGACTAGATTACAAACTAAGATTGAAGATAAAACTAATTTGGCAATTATGTCAAAGGATATTGGTCTAGATAAGTTTTTTATTATTTCAAAGCAAATTGAATCAATGAATGGAAGAAATTTGGAAAAGATTCACGAAGATGTAATGGAAGCATTTATGGGTGCATTATTTCTAAGTAATGGATTAGAAGTTTGTATCTTATTGTTTGTAAACTTACTAGAAACGGTTATTGATTATTCTGATAAATTATATCGTGATAATAATTACAAGGATAGGTTGCTAAGATATTATCACGAGAAAAAATGGAAATTTCCTAGTTATTGTATTATTCATTTTGAAGGTCCACCTCACAAGAGGACATTCATTATGGGAGTTGAAAAAGCAGATTCAAATCAAAAGGAACATTTTAAGGATAGATGTATTGGATTTGGAACTGGTAATTCAAAGAAGGAAGGAGAACAGGCTGCAGCTAAAATGGCATTAATTAATTATGGTGTATTAAAAGAAGACCAATATACTAAAGCAGATTTATATTATCCTCCTTGGAGTCTACTAGCAAATTACGATGGAGAGACCCCTGTATTAACTAAGAATAAAGAAGAGGAAATAGATGATAACGTATCTGTTTATTCTAAAATGTCTGAAAAATCAATTACTTTATAAGTTTAAACGTAAAAAATAATTTATAAGTTTGGCTTAAAAAAAAGACAAATTATATTTTAATGACGACATTAGAAGTTAACACAAGTAAAAAGAATTTATTTACAGAGTTATTTTCTAAAGAAAATAGATTACTTTTACACAAACACATAATAAATAAGCTTAAATTATCAGATATTTCAAAAGAGAGTAAGAAAAACATTTTAAATATATTACAAAAAAATATGAAAGCTAATTATGATAAATTAAAAATAGATAGTAGCACTAATATTAAATTAGCAAGTGATAAATTTAATAATGATAGTGTAGAAAAAACATTAAATGAATTAATTTTTCTCAAATCCATTATTGATAATTTTAGCAAAGACAGTTTTGAAACAGAGCCTGAACAAATAATTATGGGTAAATTATTTTCTAATAGTAATCACAGTTTAATTTATAAAGAAGTATTGAATATATTAAATTTGAATGATAAAAGTGATAATGTTAAGAGCAAAGTTTTAGAAGTTTTAAAAAAGAAGATGCAGTTGATTTCATCTAAATTACAACCTAATATGATTAATCAAACAAATTTTGAATCTGTATTAAATCAATTTAATAAAATGTCTATAAAAGAAACAGTAGATCAAGTAAGTAATCAAAAAAGTGGTATAATAGAACCGAATGCATCAAAATTAAAGTTTGAGAGAGATTTTAATTCAGTACCTAATCAAGGTAATAAATTGATGGATAGACCATTAGCTACAGCTGTTAATAAAAATGTAGAAAAGTTTCTTTATCCACCTGGATTTGAAAGGGAAAGTAAAAATAGTATTCCTGATCCAAAATTTGATAAATTATTTAAACCAATTGTAGATAATATAGATGATAATTATCAATTCAATCAATATCAACATGGTAGAGGAACAGAAGAATTTGGTAATAGTTTTGAAAAATTAATGAGTGAAAGAGATATGGAATCAGCGATACCAAGACGACCTGCAACTCCAGACTTTTTAAAATCAGTAAATACAAGTAGTAAGGGTCCACCTGAGTTTAAAACTGAATCTAAAAGACCAGAAGTTACAAGGAGAGGAGGTAAACCTAATTTTTCACAAAGTATTCCAGAAGATGAATTAGATACTGGATTTTTAAGCGCAAATGATAATAATGATTTATATGATATTGATAATATTGATAAACCAGTAGAAAAACTAGAATTTGAAGAAGATTCAAGATCTTTTGAACAAAGATTAAAAAGTTTAGAAAGAGATAGAGGTTCCGTAAGTACTCAACTTGTTTCAATTAATAATGAACCTGATTCAATGGACAATTTACAACCCAAGACTATTGAAGAAATTAAAAGAGAAAGAGATGAAAAAGAAAGGCGAGAACTAGATGCAAAAGAAAGAGAATTAAGAGAAAAATATAGAGAATTAGAATTAAGAAAACAAGTAGAATCTAGACAATCAGAACCTAGACAAGAATCACAAAAGAAAGAACCAGTTTATTCTGACCATTTAAAATATTTAGAGAAAGATGATGATGATTCTGACGAATCTCCTAAATCAAAAGTAGATATGCAAAAAATATACAATGCGTTAAAAAGATTAGGAATAGAAAACCCTAATTCACCAGATGTTAATTTAAAAAAAATAAAAAAAGAGAATAAACTATTAAAGAAAAAATTAAATGAAACTAGTTCTTTTGATTTAGTTAAAAAAGAAATTGGTAGTGAATTTTCAAAATTAAATGAAAAAGAATTAGAAATTAACAAAAAGGAAACTGAAATGAAGGTGCTTTTAAAAAAATATAGTTATCTATATGGATTGAAACATGTTCAAATGGATATTTCACCTCAAACACCAACTAGTAAATATGTTTTTAATTTTAATAAAATAAGTAATATTCACGGAATTAAATTGATGTCTTATTCTATTCCAGTACCAAGATATAATATAGAAGAAGATAAAAATAATATATTTAAAATTAAATCTAATGAAGAAACAATAGAGATTAAATTAAATTCAGGAAAATATAAAATAGATGATTTATTGGGTGTATTAAATAAAAAGAGTAATTTTACTTTTGAATTAAATTATGAAGAAAAGGTAGAAATTAAAGGGGAGAATGAATTTGAAATAATTCCAACACCATTAAGCATGGAAGTTTTAGGATTTACTGAAACTCCTAGTGAATTAGCTAATGAATATATAGCTAATAAAACTTGGGATTTAAGAGTAGAAGATAAAGTATATTTATTTATTAATAATGTAGATGAAAATATCCCTTTTGCTGTTTTGTACACTGGAAATCAAGCTGTGCAACAATTTAAGTTTGATGAACCAATCGAGTTGGATAATTTAGAAATTGAGTTTAAAGATTCTAAAGGAAGACAATTTAACTTTTATGGATTAACTTATAGTATTAATGTTCAATTAGAATTAAGCGAACCAATGGAGACCAATCTCTAAAGTAACTGCTTTTAATTTCTCTAGTTCCTAAAGTAACTGAACAAAATTAAAATAAATTTAATTTCTCTAGTTCCTAAAGTAACTGTCTCTACATTTATTCATTTCAGCATCTTTAGTAATATTATTTGTAATTTCATTAAAAGTTTCACCTCTAACTAATCTAATAATAAAATTCATAGAATATACACCACATTCAGTATTACTAAATTGATGTTGTTGACTATTATATTTAACATCAAAATCTTTTATGCTAGCACCCCCTTTAATTATATCATTAATTTTAGGGTTCTTCTTATATTTATTCTTATACATATATGTAAATATTTTATTGATAAATTTTTTTGTTCTTTTGTAAGGTTTTTTACCAAATGAATCAAAATAATAAATTTGATCTTTATCTAAATTTGCATATAAAGCAACCCAATGAGAACCAGATTTCCAACTTTCATCTAAATTAATTACCATACCAATTTTATTTTTACCTTCTTTATTTAGTTCGTGAAAATCTAAATCTTTAATTCCTAACACTTCTAATTCTAAGAAATCAGCAGGTACAGCTCCTAAAAATAAAAAATCTTTAAATTTTTCTTGATATTGAGATACAACATTATTAATATCAGTAGTAGAAAGCCATTCCTTTTTATTATCAGGTCCTGTTGGTCTGAATGTATTATTTTCTATTTCTTCATCATTCATGGCTTTAACAAAATCTGTACGTAACCAACAAGTTTGATCACTACAAGTATTTTTCATTCTATTTTCTAATTCTTTAACTAATTCTTCTTTGTCTTCTGTTATTTTAATCTTATTCATAGGATTTTTTACATTATAACTTTCTGCAATTTTCTTTAATGATTTTAAGGTAAAACAAGATCCATCTTTATAAGTTTTGCTTGGAGCACATTTTTCGTCCATTTAAATTTATATAGAAAAAAAATATATAAATCTTTAAATTTCTTTTCTAGAATTATATATATAAAATGTCCTATGAAGCAAAATATTTGAAATACAAAAGTAAATATTTAGAATTGAAAGCTAGATTAGAAGGTAACCAAATGGGCGGTGGTGGAGCTAATCAAAAAAAAATGGAAACTGAAACTGAAACTACCATTCGTAGCGATGGTAACACTTTAAGTGAATCAATGGATCACTTGTTTAAACAATTAGGAGGAGCAAGAGCAAAATCTAGAAGTGCAAGAAGTTCCAGAAAGGCTTCTAAAAAATCATCTAAGAAATCCAGAGGTTCTAGAAGAACTGCAATAGATGATTCTGATTTAGAAGAAGAAGACTATGATATTATGGATAAAATGTTAGAAGATGACGATGAAGATGATTTTTCATCTAGTGATTTGGATTGGTAAAAACTTTAAAAAATTACAAAATAATTATTTAAAAGATAATTATTTTATTAATTAATGATTACTATAAATGGTATTGAAGAATTAGAAGATTTCATTTGGGAAAGTTATGAGAATAAAAGAGTTACTGTAATTTATTTTGGTGCTATTTGGTGTGGTCCTTGTGAAAAATTAAAAGAAAGATTAAACTCAGATGAAGTTAAAGAAGAAATGACAAACTTAAGTATATGTTATATAGATATTGATGAAGAAGATAATGAAGAAATTAATATTAAATATGAGGTTAAATCATTGCCAACTCAGATATTTATTAGTTTACAAGGCGATCAGATTGTAGAGGATAAAAGAATTATAGGATATGATTGGATTAATTTCTTAACGACTTATCATAAGTTGAATAATAAGATGAGAGATGGTAAAGAAGAGGGATGGGAATGATACTATTCGAAAAAATTGATATTTAAATAAATTAATTCCAATTAATTTATTTAATCAATGGAAGAACCAATTAAAATCAAGAGTATTAACCTATTTTCATCTTGGGTATATAATCTGCCTAAAAACACTGATTGTACTATTTGTAGATGTAACTTAAATTTACCTAGTTTATATAATCAAGAAAAGGGTATTGATTCATTTGTAGTATCTGGTACCTGTAATCATTCTTTTCATTATGAATGTATTAAACCTTGGGTAGAGAAAAATCATTATTGTCCTATTTGTTTTTCCGAATGGCAATTCAATAAAAAGCCTATGGAAGATCCATATACAACTTTGGTTGATAAAATCATTATTAATAATGATGAGGCACTATCTATTATTAATGATGCTCAGAGTATTATTGATAAATATAAGAACAGCGGACAGTCTAATAAAGTTTCTGCAACTAGTAAAAAGAATTTGTTAAATATCGGTGGAGTAAATAAAGATTGGGTAATTCATTATAATGAAGATACAAGTGGTATAAATAAAATTCCAGAAATTCCAAAATTGGGACCTACTGGTTTTAGTAAAAAAGAAGTGTCAAAATCAGGAACCGGAACATCTGCACCTGCACCTTCAGTAACAGGACCATCGGGACCGGGTAATTTTTTCCCTGAAAAAATAACCCAGCTAGAAGAAAAAAAGTTTTCTTCTGGACCGACAGGGCCACACATTTGTAATTGTGTAACTTGCACAGATAAGTCAATAAATATAGATGAATATATAAAGGAAAAAATAAATAATAAATTTAAGACCATAAATATTGATTTATAAACATATAATATAATTATTTTATAATACTAATGAAAAAGTTTTACTTTAATTCTGAAGATAATGAAGTTGGATTAGATGAAGCTGGACGAGGTCCTTTAATTGGAAGAGTTTATGCTGCTGTTGTTAATTGGGGAGATACTGATATTAATCCCAATGTTAAAGATTCTAAAAAATTATCTGCTAAAAAGAGAGGAGTCGTTTTAAAATGGATTCAAGAGAATGTAGATGAGTGGGCTGTTGGTTTTGCCGAACCAGAAGAAATAGATAAAATAAATATATTAGAAGCAACTAAATTAGCAATGGATAGAGCAATTAATAATTTAGATATTAAACCAACTCATTTATTAATTGATGGTGTTGGATGGGAAAAGAAATTTCCAGACTATAAAGTACAATCGGTAGTAAAAGGAGATTCATTATATTATTCAATTGCAGCTGCATCAATCATAGCCAAAGAATATCATGATGAATATATTAAAAAGATTTGTCTTGAAAATCCAGATTTAGATGAAAAATATGGATTATTAAGCAATATGGGATATGGAACAAAGAAACATATTGAAGGGATTCATAAATATGGAATGAGTGAATTTCACAGGAAAAGTTTCAAAATAAAATAATTTTTTTATTCATCATCACTACTACTTTTTTTCCTCTTAATTAAAAATATAATTACTATAATTATTATTAATGCTACTACTGAACCTATAATAATTAAAGCAGTATTTGAAGAACTTAAAGTTGTTGTTCCGTCACTTGTCATATCAGAATTAGTATTTGTTGTATCAGAATTAGTATTTGTCGTATCAGAATTAGTATTTGTTGTATTATTATTTGTATTACTATTATTACTAGTAGTTGGGGAATTAATAACTGTATTTTTATCATCTGCACTTGATGAACTTATAATACTAGATTTGCAACTCATTTGTTGATTAAGATTTAATTTAGAATTTTCACTAAGATTTATTTTAGCATTTTTTAAATTAACACTATTTATACAAAGTTCTTTATTTCTGTTATATGATTTAATAAATGCAGTTCCATTATTAACACTGTTTAAACAAGTAGCATCTAATGATTGTGCTGCAATATCTGGTGTAACTCCTGAAATATCTTGAAATTCATTATTTCTGATAAAATTACTATTTAAACAGTTACAATCATAAAAAGGATTAATGATTGAATTTGGGTCATCTACAAGAGGTTCTGATAAAGGAGAATAAGGACCATTTGCAGAATTACTTGAATATGCAAGTTTTCTATTTTCATGAACAGTATCGCAATAAGATTGATAAAATTTTCCACACTGTTGACTTGGAATATTAAAACCAGGATTAATTGGATCTGCTTTAGTGTTAATCCAATTATCACCATTAAAAGTACAATTTGAAGCATTTAATTCATTTACATTATTGAATATTGGGGTTTGTAAAGTTGTAGTAACAACCTTTTTAAGGTTTGAGTCATAAGAAGGTAAACTCATTGGAATATAATAATTTTTTAAACAACAAGCTCTTTTTTTATTATAATTAGCATCACCTTTTGCACTATACGTAGAGGTATTTGCTAACATGCCTTTAATCATATCATCATCTACAATAGTTTTAGAAAATTTAGTTCCCTCGTATTTTCCTAAAAATTTATATTTATTTTTATAAAAGTCTGATATATATTTTATTAAATCTGATTCAGGTGTAGCATTATTCAATTGATTAGTATCTGATTTTGAAAATTTATTTCCCATATATAAATATTTAGTTTTTAAATATTTATTTATAAGTATAATTATATATATATAATGGGTGGTAAAAGTGATACTGAAATTAGAAAAGAAGTTACACAAGAACTTTCTATTGAAATTACTAACATTACAAATAATATTAGTAAAAATATTGTAAATACAGTAACTGATACAACAAATTCAATTGTTCAAGAGAGTGTTGCAAAAGCTACACAAACTATAGGAGGTAGTAATATTATAAGTGGAGGAAGTTTTACAATAGGTCAAGATAGTAATTTTGACCTTAATCAAAGTATTAAAGCAAAAGCTGAGATGAAAGCAATAGTATCTATTGTTAATGATGCAGCATCAATGCAGAGTTTAATTAATAAAGTAATGACCGAACTTGATAATAAAATTAAAAATGATAATTCTTTAGCTTCTCAAATGCAACAAGCAGCTAGATTAACACAATCAGAAAAAGATGCAGGAGGTCCAGAGGCAATGGTTGCTTCTATTACTGGGATGGTTAAAGATATGGTAAAAAGTGTAACTGGTGGAAGTTCAAGTGATAAGAGTTATAGTTCAATCAAAACAGCAGTTAAACAACAAGTATTTAATAAAACTGTAAATGATAATACTTTTGAAACTAACTTTAAAAATGCACTTACTAATACAATGAAACAAAATTCTATTGGAGAATGTAAACAAATGATTAATAATAATAATACATTTGCCTACCAAGAAGTTAAAGTTGGCGATAGAAGTAAATTTCGTGTAAATCAAGAAATAAATTATGAAAGTTTATCTAATTGTTTATTTGATTTTAAATCAGGAACCCAAATTGTTCAATCAGCTGGATTAGATACTGGGTATTTTGTTAAATCTGATACAGAAAATAAAAATAAATCAGAAACATCAACTAGCCAAGATGCTTTGATTAAAATTGACACTGAAAGATCATCAGCAATTATGACAGGAATAACTGATATAGCAAAGGGATTTTTTGGTTTATTATCAGGCCCCTATATGATTATTGCTGGAGTAATTGGTTTGGTTATAATAATTGGAGCAGTAATGTTATTTAGTGGAAAAATTAAATTTCCTAAAAAATTTGGTAAAATGAAGGGAGTAGAACTTCCAGAATTAACCGATGATCAAGATGGAGGATTTTTAAAAGTTTTTCTAAATAATAATCAATATAATCCCTTTAATGATGCAGAATCTACATTAGGAATGCGTGATTAAACCATTATTATACTCATTTCATTATTATTTATATTTGTACAAGTCCAATTATATAAATAAAAATTTAATACTGTTCTTCCTTTTATAAAATTTAATTCATTTACAAAACTTTCATTATCATAATTTTCCAAGCAAGAAACTAGATCAGCGCCTTTTTCTTTTAATAAATATAAACCATTTTCTATTAATGTTTTCAATTTTGTTTCAGTATAGAAATAATAATACAAGTTATATTTATTAATTTGATTAATCTTATTGTTTTTAATTATTATTGGAACATTATAAAATGAAATAAAATCTGTTATTTCATTATTTATTTCTACCACGTAACTATCTATTGGTAAAAAATGTTGTTTAAAATATTCCAATGTAAAATATATACTTAATTTAAACTTTTCATTAAATTTATTCATTATATTACAACAAATTTCACAATCTCGTTCTTCTAATTTTCTAATATTTAGAGTTTTAATTAAAGGGGTTAAATTATATGATAATCCATCTGTTTCTTTTAATTTTTCTAAATTTAATGGTTTCATATAACACCCTAATTGAACTAAATTATTTGGTAAATCATTTGTTCCTGTATAAAATGCTTGCCATATTTGATGCAGATTAATTCTTCTGGTGATTTCTTTAATCATTAAAGGTGCTAAATTCTTATTTCTTAATTTTGGATGTATACACAAAAAATTAATTTCAATGATATCTATTATTTTATTAAATAAGTTAACTTTCATTGGAATTCCACAAATAGTTGCTAATAATTTATTTTTATATTTGACTCCAATAATTAAATCAGGATAATAATTAGGTGGCATTAAAAACCACTTTAGAATATCTTTACTATAATTAACGTAGCGATTAGGTTCTTTATCATCATAATAATAATAATTTGATAGAAATATTTGGAATAGGGTTAATTGTTCATCATTGGTTAAATCTATTAATGTCCATTCAAAATTATCTGGTAAAGGAAAAGGTTCTTTTTTAATTTCATTAATATTGTATTCTTTAATAGATTTACTTTCTATTGAATTTTTAGAAATATCAATAGGTTGTGTATTCCAGAAAATATGTTCTTTCATTAATAAATAATAATTTATTTGTTTATAGTAAATTATTATTTTTTATTTAGATTTTTTTACATTGGTGTCATAAAAAACTTTGTTTTTCTATTGATATCAGTTGTAGCTGTCACTGTTGCTCCTCCAGCACAAGGCGCTGTTCCACATGCACCTAAATATGATCCATTACCATTGTATTCTTGCCCCTTTACATCAGATTTATCCAAATTAAATCCAAGTGTCTTTTTCCCAGCTAACATTAATAAATGAATTTCATCAATACATGTATTTCCTATACATAGTTGATTACCTCTAATATTTCCATTTACATCAAATTTACCAGTAATTGTTAAATTACCAGTTTGATTAGAATCACCGATTAAAGTTGAATTACCATTTATAGTTGAATTACCGTTTATAGTTGAAGTACCAGCTGTTAAATTACCAGCTTTTAAATTACCAGTTAAATTCATATTACCTGGTACTGTAAGTCCACCTGCCATTAATTGAGTTGAAATTTGTGCTAATGTATTTATTGCATTAGCATCGTCAATACCAGTTAATGATTGATTAACTACTGGTGTAGATTCAAAATTATCAATGCTATACTGAATACAATAAATAACTAAAATAATAATTACAGAAATTATAATATAAATGTTCATATTATAATATCTTTTAAAATATTTTTTCTACAATTAATTTATCAATAATGTTCTTTTATTTAGATTTTCATTATATAAGTTAACGCATAAAAAGGAGGTAATATGTTAATAGGTTTATTAACTAATCCTGATTCACTCTTGTCTACTTTTGTACCATCTCCTGTAAGATAAGGACTTCCACCACTTCCAAAATCAGCACTACCGCCTCCTGCTGAAAATCCTCTATTTCCATTACCTAAATAAGTATCACTTCCCCAATTAAATTTAGGACCAGAACCATCTGCATTGGTTAAAAGAGAAATATGTCTATGAGGTGGTAAATTATCTGGAGCCAATGAAATTATCTGATTTCCTCCAATTGTTCCTAATGCTAATCCTGGAGTACCATAAGCTCCTCCAGGATTAGCACCAATAATAAATCTATTTCTTAAATCAGGAGTACCCTTAGTTCCATCACAAATAGCCCATCCCTCAGGAGCTTCATAACTATTAAATGCAACAATCATTCCCTTTGGTAAACTAAATGAATTAGAACCAACGGTTAATTTACCAGTTATATTCATATTACCTGGTACAGTAAGTCCTCCTGCCATTAATTGAGTTGAAATTTGTGCTAAGGTATTTATTGCATTAGCATCGTCAATACCGGTTAATGACTGATTAATTGCTGGAGTAGATTCAAAATTTTCAGTATTATTTTGAATACAATAAAAAACTAAAATAATAATTACAAAAATTATAATATAAATGTTCATATTATAATAACTTTCAAAATATTTTTTATATATTTAATTTAATCTAAAAATCAACATCGGCTGCCTTAATTTTACTAAAACATTTCTTTTCTTCAGGAACATGAGTAGTTGTAATATCTTCTTCAAAAACTATTTCATTTTCATCTACTTCATAATATTTAATTTGAAATCCATTTGTGCGATAATATTTTCTTCTAACATAACTCTGTCTAACAAAAGATTCAAGATCATCAGTGATATCAATCACTAATGGTCTCACTGGACTATTTGGGTCTCTGGTAATTCTTCCAATTGTTTGTTCAATCTCCCTTCTAGGTAAAGCCATCACCAAAGTATTTAATCCTTTAATATCCAAACCTTCTGATGCCATTTGAAATGTTCCAAAAATAACTTGACAATTTGCTGATTCATCTAATTTACTTTGTTTCATTCCTCCAACATAAAAACCACTGGTGGCTATTTCTCTTTCATCCAATCTTTTCTTTAACAGTTCTAAATGTTCTTTTCTTTCACTTAATACAATAACCTTTCGATGTTCCTCTAACAATATTTCTTCAACAATATCAATAATAAATTTATTTCTCCTTCCTATAGTTACTATATTAGTTATAGTTCCAGGACGATTTACATCCATCCCTCCTCTCATTTTCTTTTCAACAAATTTATCGTGTACTATTTTATATTTATAAATCTTGGTTAGCACAGTTGTGTTTTCTTCTAATTCATTCTTAAACATAATTGGACCAAAGTACCAATATAATACCTTGTCTAATTTATCACTTCTTTTAGGAGTTGCAGATAAAGCTAATGTTTTTTTAGCAGCAATCAATGGTAAAGCTCTGGAAAAATATTTAGATGGTGCGTGGTGAGCTTCGTCAAAAATAACTAATCCAAAGTCTCTAAATATATCAGGGTCATATTTTTCTTTAGCAATTGATTGAATCATTCCTATAACAATATCTTTTCCATCAACATCCATAACATCTCTTTGAATAATTCCAACTTTTGCATCAGTGAATTGTTCGATTCTTTCTTTCCATTGATTTAAGAGAAAACCTTTGTGGACTATAATAAGGGTTTTCACTTTGAAATAACTAGAAATGAATAAGGAGAGGACAGTTTTTCCTGCACCACATGAGAGACAGATAAGACCTCCGTCATTCTTTTCCATATACGGTAAAACCACATCAGTAATCTTAGTTTGTTCCTCTCTAAGACTACCTTTAAAGGTAACATTAATTGGTTCTCCTTTTAATTCTTTATTTTCATCTGGTTTTCCAAACTTTTGCAAACCAAAGTATTTAGGAATAATCAAATAGTCTTCTGTTTCTCTAAAAACCTTAAAAGCTAAATTTTCTTCTTCTTTCTTTTTCCCATAACTTACACCAAACTTCATTGGCTCAACCGTTAATTCGTTTCTAATATTATTAATTTCTGTAGGTGAAAATAATTTTTTAGTTAATAAATAACCATCTTTTGATAATATAGTTTTATGTTGCATTTGTTTTATTATTATATAATAAAACAAATAAATCTTTAAATTCTAATTTATTAAAAACATTTAAATTTTTTTATAATGTAATATATATTAATGGAACTATCCGATTTATCTGAAGAATTTAATAAAAAAGTTAATTCAGCAATGTCTATTGTTGATAATAATAAAATAGCTAGCACGATACTGTGTTTATTTTTAGTATTATATGCTTCTTTAGCAGCCCCTAAATTACCTAAATCAGTTACAGCAATCTTTAAAAACTTTTGGTTTAAATTAATTTTCATGTTTTTAATTGCATATATGGCAACTCACAATCCCGCTGTTGCAATTATCTCAGCAATTGCTTTATTGATTACTTTACAAACATTACATGGTCAAGATACAGCAGACCAAGTTATCAACACTGTTAAAAATAGAGTAAATGAAAACTTTCAAAATTTTGCACCAGCAGATGACTCAGAAGTTGAACCTGTAATATCCACAAGTGATTATGACCAAATTGGTGGTTATGCACCTTATGAAAGTGATAGTGAAATTGAATCAAAAAAAGTAAATTTACCAGAACCTAATATGACAATGCCTACCACTAAGCCTATGACTATGCCTACCACTAAGCCTATGATTATGCCTATGATTATGCCTAAGACTATGTCCAAGTCTAGATCCAAGTCTAGATCCAAGTCTAGATCCAAGTCTAGATCCAAGTCTAAGACCATGTCTAAATCTAAGACTATGTCCAAATCCAAGTCAAAATCTAGATCTACTAAGACCATGTCAAAATCCAAGTCCAATTCTATGCCTAGTACTATGGATTCTGATACAGATGATACAGAAGAAGAATCAACAGTTCAACAACCAATTGCAACAGAAGAAGTAACTCCAGATTTACTTAATACTTTAACTGAACAAATAAATCAATTATTTAATACTGAAATGAATCCAAATAATTCTAAAGAATCTGATAAAGATGATTCTGATAAAGATGATTCTGATAACGATGATTCTGATAAAGATGATTCTGATAACGATGACTCTGATAACGATGATTCTGATAAAGACGACTTTACAAATGCAACTTGTAATTCTTGTAATATTTTAAAAGAAAACTTTCAAGACAGTAAATATATTACTGGTACTTGCGCTGGCTCTTTTGAAAGTTTACCTGGTTATGATAACGAAGAATATTCTTCCTTATAAATTTATTTTCTAGTTTAATTATATGATGAATAAAAAAGAATGGGAAAAAATTTATAAAGAAAAATGTACAAATTTTAATCAATTACCTAGTGTATTGCCTCCTGTTAAAAGAATTATTGTAATTGGAGATTTACACGGAGATTGGGTAATGACAATAAAATCATTAAAAATAGGTAAAGTTATTGATTCTAATAATAAATGGATCGGTGGTGAAACTATAGTAGTTCAAGTAGGTGACCAAATAGATAGATGTAGGTTTTCAGGAGTAGCTTGTCATTTACCTACTGCTACTAAAGACGACGAAGCTAGTGATATGAAAATATTAAATTTTTTTACTTCTTTACATCAAGAAGCTCAAAAAGTTGGTGGTGCAGTATACTCAATTATTGGTAATCACGAATTAATGAATGTTAAAGGAGACATGAGATATGTATCACACGATAATGTTAGAGATTTTGATAATTACGAAACAACTGAAGGAGAAATTATTAATGATGGTATGGAAGCCAGAAAATGGGCTTTTACACCAGGTAATCCAATTGCTAACTTTTTAGGATGCACTAGACAATTGTCAATAATTATTGGTTCTAACTTATTCGTTCACGCTGGAATAATACCTAAAATTGCTAAAAAATATGGTATACAAGATATGAATCAAATTTTATCTTTATATTTATGGGATAAATTAAATAATAATGTTGATCATGACGAATTGTTAGATTCATCTGATTATTCTCCTTTATGGAATAGAGTTTTTGGTAGTAAAACAAAAAGTGCTCAAACTTGTGATTCTTTGATGTCTCCTTTAAAAGAAATTTATAAAGTCGATAGAATGTTTATTGGACATAATCCACAAACTGAATCCGGAATTACAAATACTTGTAATGGACGTGTTTGGTTAACTGATTATGGTGCATCTAATGCATTTAATGAATTTGATACTTTTTATTTGGAAAATAATACTAGATCAGAAGTTAGAGAAGCACAAGTCTTAGAAATTTTAGACGATGGTGAAAAAATTAACATATTGAAATAAATAATTAATTATTATTAATTATTTAATAAATTCTACTTTTAATTCAAGAATTTTTTGTATTTATCCATATCGGATTTGAACAAGTCATATGCTTGTTTAGATACTTCTACGGAAGGAATAGTGGGTTTTCCATCAGCACCCATGTGTTTTTCTTTGATTTCCTTTTGTACAGCTGCAGCTACTTTACCAGGAGAGGGGCCATTAGGTACATTTAAATCTTTAGCAATTTTAGATTTTAAATCCAAAAATGCTTGAAATCCGTCATTAGCACCACCTTTCATTTTTCTGGATTTCTTGGATTTCTTAGAAGCTTTTTTAGAAGCTTTCTTAGAAGATTTTTTAGAAGCTTTCTTAGCTCCTCCAGTCATCTTTTTGCACATTTTGCTCATTTTTTTGCTCATCTTTTTACTATTCTTTTTGCACATTTTGCTCATTTTTTTGCTCATCTTTTTAGAAGCTCTTTTGGAAGATCTCTTTTTAGCACCACCAGTCATTTTCTTACTGGATTTCTTGGAGCGTCTTTTAGAGGCTTTTTTAGAGGCTTTTTTAGAGCCTCTCTTTTTTGCACCACCAGTCATTTTTTTGCTAGATTTCTTGGAACGTCTTTTAGAAGCCTTTTTGGAAGCCTTTTTGGAGGCTTTTTTGGAAGCTTTTTTAGAGGATCTCTTTTTACCACCACCGGTCATTTTCTTAGAAGATTTCTTGGAACGTCTTTTAGAAGCCTTTTTGGAAGCCTTTTTAGAAGCTTTTTTAGATGCTCTCTTTTTACCACCACCAGTCATTTTCTTAGAGGATTTCTTGGAACGTCTTTTAGAGGCTTTTTTAGATTTCTTAGAAGCTCTTTTACTAGATCTCTTTTTACCACCACCAGTCATTTTCTTGGAACGTCTTTTAGAAACTTTCTTACTGGCTTTCTTGGATTTTTTAGAGGATTTTTTAGAGGCTCTTCTTTTAGCTCCACCATCTTGAGATATAGGCATCATTTGAAGATTATCTTCGGGTTTACCAAACATTAATTTACTTTATAAAATAATTTTTATAATTTTATTATAATATTTTTATAATAAAATAATTTTTATACATTAAAATTTTTACATTTCAGAAGTTAAAGACATAGATGTAATGGAAACGGAGGTAGTAGAAAGAGGATTATTGGACACACGTCCTAAAGGATTTACAGACCCTGAAGGGTCTAGACCATTCATCATTATAGATGTTTCAGATAATAATCCGTTTCCTCCCATTTGAACAGATGTTTCAGATAATAATCCACCACCCATTTGGCCCATTTGAACAGATGTTTCATTATTTGAGGAATTTGAGGTAGCAGATAAAATTTCACTTTTAGATAAAAATAAACTAGAGTAATTATCACTAGAAGTTACAGACATATCATCTAAACCTCCACCTGATTGCATCATATTTTTGAGTCTGTTTTCAATTTTATCAGTATCAGTAGTATTTAAATTAGATTCAGTAGTTAACATTGATAATAAGTTATTAATATCACTGCTATCATTAGAACCAGCATTGCCACCTCCTCCTTGTTTTAAAAATATAGAAGACATATTTTTATTATTTTTGTAACTAGGTAAATTTAAATCACTAGTAAGTTCATTATAGATTGTTGTAGTAAATGAATTGGACATATATATATATTTAGAAAAGAAATAAAAAGTTTTATAATATTTTTTCTGATTAATATTAATAATAAATGTATATTAATAAAATAGATGAATTATTTGATAATATATTAAACAAATTAGATGATTATTTAATTAAAAATAAAACATTTGCATCCTTCAGTAAAGATACAAATTTTGTAAAATATCAAAACCAAATTTTAGAAACACTAAAAGATTTTATTGATAAAAATGTATCAAAGAAATATATTCTTGATTTATTAAAAAATGAATCATACTACGAATATGTTTTTGGTATCATTAAAAGATATTGTGCGTTTTATATTTATCTAGGTATTGCTTATCATTACAAAGGAGGTAGAGATTTGTTTATAACCAATATAATTGAATCAAGTAAAAATCAAAAGGATTCTATTTTTTCTATTCCTAACTTTTATAATTCTGAAAATAATTCAAAAATGATTACATTCTTTAATGATATTAAACATATAGAATCATTAATTGAAACTGGTAAAAGTATGGATAAGATTAAAATATTAATTGCAAATAATCCATTAAAGTTTGATTCTACTTTAAAATTATTTAATGATTTAGGGGAAGATTATATCATAGAAAACTTTATTAAAAAAGATAACTTTCATAATATTATCAAAACATTAATCTTTAGACAAATCTATTTGAAAGAAGAAAAGAATGAAATTATCACTTTATTAAATCAAGAAGAAAAAGAAGCTGGTGAATATATTTATATAGAAATAATAAAATCAAATGAAAAGAAATTAATAGACTTTAGTTTAATTCAAAAGTTTTTATCTCTTCAAGAATTAAAATCTGGTTTAGCTGAAGAAATATATGATTTCTTATTAGAAATGAGAGAAAATAAAGAATTTATAATAAGAGAGAATAAAGATTTTATTAATTTCTTATTTTCAAAAGAAGTATTAATTCCTATCAATGAAGACTTTTTAAGATTTAATGATAATAATGAAAAATATGATACTGAATCAATAGTAAGTGATAGTTTAAAAGAAAGAGATGCTACTAAAATGAAATATATAATAAGTAAATTAAACAATGTAAGAAATCTTTATGCACCAATTATGGAAAAGAATTTAAAATTAAAACTAGAAGCTGAAAAATTATTTAATTTATCTTATGAACCTAGAAAGGCATTAATTTATAATGATAATGAAGAAATTAAAATAATTCAAAAGTTAAAATCATCTGATAACGCTGGAGATAAAGATTTATTAATTGATTTGGAAAACATTAGAAAGTATCCTTTTGTTAACTTTAGAAATTTTTCTAAAGATGGTATTAAATTAAGAACCAAAAGAACTATTGAATCAATACGTTATATTAGTTTAAAAAAGAAAAAGAAAGAACCATTAGACATTCGTGTCGGTCACGATAATTTAGACTTAGCAGTAGTTGGTGTTGCTTGGAATCCTACTAAAAAACCATTAGACTCTTATACAGTTGATGATTTAATTAATGTAAACACTATAAGTAAAGATAAAAATAATTTTAATAATTTTGTTAAAGCACTACATCGTAAGAATGAAAAATTATATTATTGGTTATTTGATATAAATTTAGATAAGATTAAAACAACTACTTATGAAGACACTAATTCATTAAAAACTATGATATCTCAAATTTATAATAGTTATATTGATTTAATTAAAAATAAATATGAAGACTATATTAAGACTTTGGATGAAATTACTATTTGGGATTCAGATAACTTATTGAAATCTTATTCAAAAGTTTATTTTGATTTTAATTTAAATCCAGAAATAAGAAACTTTTTGATTGAAAAAACACTCAGTAAATTAAAAGAATTAGAAATAACAGTTGATGAAGTAGATGAAATGATTCCTGGAAAAAGAGCAGAAATGGTTAAATTACCTATATATAAGTCTGATACAAAAGAGAAGAATATTATTAAAATTAATTTTGAGAAAGAAGAAGAAATAGAATTAGAAAAGATTAGAAATGAACCAATTTGTTTACACTATTTAAAATGGAGAAATGTAAATAGATTAGCCAAGATTAAAACCGATGAATTTTCACAAGCAGTTGTTGACTTTGGGAAACAATATATTAAGCTAAATAAGAATGGTGATTATGTTTGCAAGAGTTGTAATGAAGAATTATCTATTAAAAAGTTTATTTATGAAGGAACATATGTAGAAGAATTGGATACATTTATGACTACTAATATTGCAATTAATCAAAGATTAGAAGAAATTCCAAAATATTCTGGATTTTTAAGAATTATTAGAAATTTAGAAAAAAATGTAGAAAAGATAGCCTATGCAGGTGATTTAATAACATTTATTGGAACAAGTCCAACTATTAGATTAAAAAGAAAATTAATAATAAAAGATGTACTTGATTTAATATTATTACATACTGAGTATCTAAGAAAGAATGCAAAGAATAGACCAGATTACGGCATTAATAAAGATTATACTAACTTGTTCTTTTTTGAATTGAAAGATGAAATTTTCTTAACTAGTTCTACTGATACTGACTATTATAAGTTAATTAAATACAATAATGTTATTACTTATTTATTATTTTTTATTGTTTTAGATATTAATCCTGGGCAAATATTAAATTTAAAAGAAGATAAATTTTGTAATTTCTTTATTTTTGATAAAGTAGGTAAAACTTTATTCAAGGACATTTATTTAAGAATCAATCAAAAGGATAAAATTTTAATTGAAAAGATTCCCTTGTTATGTTATGTAATTTATTATTTTTCTTCTATATTTATTAATAGTAGAATTTGGTTATGGAATGATAATGTAGAAGGTAGAAGTAAAGACGAATTAGCTAAATTAAGACAAACAGCAAAAATTAATACTCAGAAAACAATTATTTGCACTTTAATAGATTTAATGAATTCTTTAGGAGATGCTAATTTTGATGTAGATTCTAAAAACTTTTTATATGAATTCATTAATAATAAATTTAGTCAAAAGGTCAAGATAAATTTTAATGATGCAGTTTTATTAAAAAGAATAGAAGAAAAATCTGCAAAGAAAGTTAATTACGACCAAACAACTAAAAAAATTACTTTTACAGGTACTAAAGATATTTTGATTAATATAGATGAATCTAAAAAATTAGAGTTTAACAATTTGTCTAAACACAAAGACAGTTGCGAGTCAACTTTATCTGAAATGGAAAATATAGAAAATTTAAAACCAGTTGCTAATTTAGATTTATTAACTAATTGTCCAGATGGTAAATTTCACAAGTGGAAATTTGATAATAATGATATGGTATGTACTTTATGTAATCAATCTTATAACGAATTAGTAAAATTATATCAAAGATCAACATCTGCAGAAAATGAAAATAAGATTTATTTACAAAAGTTAAAAATATTAAATTTGGAAAAGCTAGCAAAGAAATATTGTATCTCTGGTAGTTTACACGAATTAGGTTCAGATGGAATATGTAAACTGTGTGGAAAGGACCCAAATACTGCAAAATTCAGTGATAAAGATTTAGAAAAGATGGAAAAGAATTTAGAAGAATTATCCTATGAAACTAATTTAGAATCAATAAAACTTATGAAGATAAATTTAGAAAGAATAGAAGCAGAAAAAAACAAAGTTAAATCTATTGTTGACAATTTTAATAAAACTTATGAAAGTGAAACCAATAATAAAGTTTATTCATATGTAGCTGATTTTACAGATAGATTATCAAAAATATTAGGAAACAAAATTAAAATTAATAATGAAGTTATTTATTTAAAAGACAATGTCTATATTTTAGATCATGATTATTTTGGAAATGTTAGAAAAGAAGTGGTATACATTTTATCCAGCGAGAATAAAATAGAAACTTATAAAAATCATCCCAATTACAAAAAGGATGTAATTTACTACAAAGATAAATCACATAATGTTTATGTTTATTATGACTTAATTACTTTTCAATATTTAGGATATTCTGAAAACAACAAGGAATTTAAGAAAACTAAATCTAACTCTTCTTTAAAAATGACTTTATCTATTAGAGATTCTTTAATGTTATTAGGGAATGAAAATAAATACATTAATTTATTTCATTTAATTACTGATGAAACTCTATTTACAGATTCTTATTACATAGTTAATAATTATTTAAGAACTAGAATCTTAAATTTAAATCAAATCATATCTAGAACTAATTCTATTGTAAATAATATAAATAATAATGGTAGATTTAATAGTCTTTACGGTTCAGAAGAGAAGAGTTTAATTGATGAATTTACTAAGAAAATAAAGAATTTTAATATTGATGATGTATTTAAAAATTTAAATGTTATTTTAAATAATCTAGATTTGAAACCAATCCCTGATAATATCAAAATAGAAACAAATCAAAATTATTTTGATTGCAGTAATATGAATTATTTAAATAATTCAGATTGTAGGTTAATTTACTTTTTAGTATCTGGATTTAATAAATTATTAGATAATAATAAACAAATCAGTATTCAATCTGAATTATCTTATTTAATAATTAAATTAATTAAATTTTCTTTCAATCAATACTTTAGACCTTATTCTGATTCTAACATTCGAAAATTTGACCATATTTTAATAAATGAAGTTCCTTATAAAGATGATAGTTTGAAGGTTGTTGGATTTTATCAAGAATTATTAACTAATCAAGAAGCAGAAGATAAAAAAGATAAAGAAAAGGATGAAAATTATGATGCACAACAAGCATTTGAATCTTTGGATATTGATGATTACGATGTAGATGATGATTACGATGGTGCTATGGAAGCACTGGATAATCCAGGTGAGTAAATCAAATAATTTAAATCTATAATAATATAATTTAATGATTTTAAATAATATTATTCTGATTGTAGTTTTACTGTTATTGGCTAATTATTTATCAAAGGGTACAATAATTACTATAGTATTAAAATATTATGAAATAGTTAAAAATAACATCTTTCCACCAAAGAAAGAAGAAGAAACTTGTGATTTTAATTATGATAATGAACTAGAAGAACCATTAGAAGAAAAAGAAGAAACCACTGAAACAGAAAATACATTAAAATTAAACACATTAAATCTAAGTCAATCTGATTCAGGTTCTATTACAATTTCTGATATGAATTTTTCTACACTAGCTTAATCTGATTCTTTACTATTTTCTCTCATAATCTTAAAAAATATATCTGTTTTTATAATTTCATCCGCAGTTAAAAATTCGTCATTAATATTTATTCTTCCTTTTTCGTAAACATATTTACCACTTCTATATTTATCAGGAATAATTCTTTTAACAAAATCTTTTACTTCATCAGGAACATAATGAACTGTTTTACCATTTTCTTCAGTTCCATCGAAGAAATCAGGAAAGAAACCTTTTCTAACTAGGGTATTAAAAAAATAATGTATATCATAGTATCTGTTTTGTTGAGGTGTTATATTACATCTTTCTTTACACCAATCTGATTCTACCTTGGAATTATTTACAACTCCAGGAATACAAGCAAAATCAAAATCCCATAATTTAGCTTGGAATCCAATATTAGGAACAATATAATTTTGATTGTTAATTACATATTTATATTTATTCTTTGACTGATCAATAATATTTATTAAAATATTATTTGCTTTCAAATCATTATGTCTAAAACTTGGATATTTTGCGTGAACAATTGCTAATACTGATAATATTTGAAAAAATATTGTTCTCCAATGTCTTGTTTTAAATGTTTTAAAATTTTTCCTAATATAATCTAATAAGTCGCCACCATTTGCCCATTCTGATATTAATACAGATACATTTTGATAATATTCTCCTTTTTCATATCTTTCTACAAATTGCTCAAACTTTTTATTATCTACAATATTGTTTTTTGTTAAAGATAAAAATGGTTTAATTGAAGTATTAAATGTTGTAATTGGTAAAACAATATGAGGTGTTTGTGAATTTCTTACAAATTGTGATAATAATTTAATCATCATCAATTCTGCATTTTCTGGTCTTTTTACATTGTACATATCTCCATAGTTTTCTTTCTTAGGATATGCTACGATTTTTACTGCATAGGAACTTCTTGGGTCAGGTCTATCATCCGGTAAAGGAGGATAAACACCTTTAAATGTATGACCTGTTGATCCACTTTTAATATATAATAATTTCCCTCCCAAATCTGAAATTGCTTTGCCAAAATCTATATATTTTTTAGGCATTAAGTCTCTAATATCTTCGGTTGATGAGTCGTTTGATGATGATTTGAAATCTATTATTGAATCAACCGTTTTGTCCTTTAATAATTTATTAATTTCATCTATTCTTTCGTGTATCAAATTAAAATTTTTCTTTTTCTCCATAATATACAATATATATTTAATTATAAATAAACTTTCTATATATATTTAGTTTAATTATATATATAATTATCACATAACCTATTTCTAAATTTATCTTCGTTTGATAATTCGTCTTGATACTTACAATATATATATTTTACTAAATCTATTTCTAAACTCGGTAATAATGGTATACCCATCCAATATTTATTTTTATTAAT